CTACGCCAAACTAGCTTCAGTAAAAGAAAAAAATACCGAGTCAATGATCGAGGCGAATAATCGCCTCAAGGACGCGCAACTTGAACTTACAAAAGCATTGGAAGATGGCCGTGAAGAAATTCAGCAGATTGGCTTTGACGCAGAAGATGCGGCGCTTTCAGAGAAGCGCGCATCTATTACTCTTGAAAAGGCTCGTGAGACATTACAGCGTACTCAAGATCTACCTCCAAATTCCCGTGCTCGTCGTGAAGCACAACTTGCGTTTGCTGAGGCTGAACTTGGTTTACGCCGTGCTAAGGATAAGAATCAAGATCTTCAAAAAGAGCAAGACAAGTTAGCAGGAGACCCTAAAAATACTGCTGGGTACATCAATGCACTAGAGCGCCAAGAAGAGGCACAAGCCAACGTCGCTCAAACTGCGCGTGACGCACTGCGTAGCCAGCAAGAGGCTGAAGCAAACATTACAGCTGTTAAGCTTGAAAACACTCAAAAGATTCTTGACGCAGAAAAGAAAATTGAAGAAACTAGACAGAAGTACGCAGACCGACAAGAAGACATTATTCGTCAAATTCAAGATGCGTACGATGATCTTGAAAGAGCACTAGAAGACCAGGCAAAAGCAAATAAAAGTGCTGCTGCCGGCGTTGACGCATACGCAGATGCTTTAGCGGGTCTTTCTCCAGCTGCCCGTGAATTTGTAAAGTATATGGTTGGTACATTTATACCAGCACTTAAGAAAATTAGAGACGCCGTAGCCGAGACGCTACTGCCAGCAGTGCAAGAAGGTTTAGAAAAACTTCGCACTAAGCTGTTCCCCGCGCTTGCTCCTATGATGGCTCAATTAGGAACTTCTCTAGGAAAAGCATTTAACTCTGTTATCGATGTGATTGTTGATCCAAAGAATATCAAAGACCTTGGTAAAGTTTTTGAGCAATCAGGGTATGTTGTCGAAGGTCTTGGTAAGACAATCGGCAATGTGTATGATTCTATTCTTTCTACTCTTGTAGGCGCTGATCCTCTTATTCGCAAATTTACTGATTTTCTTTCTAAGAAAACAGGCGACTTTGCTAAGTTCTTAGACACAAAGCAAGCCTCTGGCGAGCTTGAAGCGTTCTTTAATAAGGCAGGAGATATTGCCGCCAAGTGGGGCGAAATTTTTGGTAACGTATTTAGCGGTGCGGTAAATATCGTAAAGTCAATCTTTGCTCCAGGCGGCGCAGGAGACTTTATCCTTACGTGGTTTAGAGATGCTACCGCAGAGTTTGAAAAGTTTTCTGGATCTGCTGCAGGACAAAATGAACTTGCAACATACTTTAAAGACGTTGCTGTCAACTCTCGCGCGGTTCTTGGCTCGCTAGGCGCTTTTGTTAAAGAAATTCTAAAGGCGGGCGCTGACCCTAACGTTAAATCCTTTTTTGACATACTAAAAGAAGCAGCACCATCTTTTGGTGAAATTTTAAGGCAAGCAAACGCGGCTGCACCTTCACTTGCAAAGTTCGTTGTTTCGCTTACTAAATTTGCTGCCGTAACTCTTTCTACTGGCGCTATTCAAACCTTTTTTGGCATCTTAACAAAGGCCATGGACGCTTTAACTAAGGTTATGGAAAATCCCACTGTTAAAAAAATATTTGATGTTACAGCAAGAATATTTGCAGCATTTTCTGCTATTGGACTTATCGGCACCGTAGTTGGAATAGGCATAAAAGTTGTTGTTGGAAGTTTTCTTGCATTTATTGGCGTAGTAGCTAGGGTTATTAAATTCGGAGGATTTTTGCTAAAAACACTAGGACTTTTACTAAAAGGACTAGGATTTTTAGCAAAGCTTATAGCCGGAGTAATAGTAAAGGCAGTAGTAGCTTTTATAAAAGTCCTTAATCTTTTAAGAATAGCATTACTCGCAAATCCCATTGGAGCAGTGGTTATAGCAATAGCTGCGTTAGTTGCAGCTTTTGTAATTCTTTATAAGAAAAACGAAGCGTTTAGAGAATTAGTGCAGAAAGTTTGGGCGGCAATAAAAGACGCGATAGGATCAGTAATTGATTTTCTTATCCCTATATTTAAGACCCTCTGGGACGGACTAAGTAAGGGACTTGAACTCGCATGGGCAGGAATACAAAAAGTCTGGGATTTAATAGTTGCAGGAGTTAAGATCTATATAGGTCTTATAACGACTGTAATTAAATTTGTATGGGACATCCTTAAAAAGGGACTTGAACTTGTCTGGGCCGGAATAAAAATTGTTTGGGATTTAATTGTTGCTGGAGTTAAGATCTATATAGGTCTCATAACAACCGCAATTAAGTTTGTATGGGATATCCTTAAAACGGGACTTGAACTAGCCTGGACAGGAATACAAAAAGTCTGGGACACAATTGTTTCAGGAGTTAAGGGCCTAGCAACAAGAATTAAAGACGCTGGCGTTGCCATGTGGACGTGGCTAACTACCGGTCTAGGAACCGCATGGACCTCTGTGCAAGCTAAGTTCACTGAAATTGTTACAGGTGTTAAAGCACTGCCTGGAAAAATCACAAGCGGCCTTAGCAGCTTATGGGACGGTCTAACTGAAGGCTTACAGACTGCATGGAAAAATGCAAAGGCTTGGTGGAACGCAAACGTAGCAAGTAAGACATTAAAAATTGGTGGAGCAACTGTTCTTGGGAAAACTCTTCCAAGTTTCACATTAGGATTTCCTAAGCTAGCAGAAGGCGGAATTATTTCTCCTTCGCGCGGTGGCACCCTGGCGGTTATTGGAGAAGCTGGACGCTCAGAGCGCGTTGAGCCTCTTGATCCACAAGGCTTGTCTAATCGAGATCGCGCTATGATTCAAATGCTAGCTGGCAGCTCTACTAGCGGCTCTAGCAATGTTATTAACGTCTACCCATCGCAGGGTATGAATGAGGCAGAGCTTGCATCTATGATTTCACGTCAAATCGCATTCCAACTTCGTCGCGGAGGAGCATAATATGGCGAGAAATAACCTAATCGTCAACCCTTCGTTTAAGACAAATACGACAGGTTGGTCTGTTACAGGATCTTCAACTATCGCGCGTATTACTACCGACGCATTCTTTGGTTCTTCCTGCCTTGAGGTTACAAAGGCAGCAAGCGCAAACTCAGGCGTGTCCATTGCGTCTCGTATTTCTGTAACCGCCGCAACATCGTACGCGGTTGCTGCATACGTAAAGGTGCCTGCGGGAGAAGAAACTGGCACCTTCCAAATTAACGTTAGCTGGTATACCGCCTTGACAGGCGGTAGCCTTATCTCCACAACGTCCACGATCGGTTTAGAGACCACTCCAGGCGATGACTGGATAAGACTAATGGGCGTAATGACAGCCCCTTCTTTAGCCCTTGGAGCGTTAATTTCAGTTGTTCAGCCAGTGGCTGGAACAACAGGTAAAAAATTCTACGTAGATGCGACCATGTTCGAGGCTGCAACGTACGTAGGCGAGTATTTTGACGACGTAACACAGGCAGCCGAGAACAAGTTCGTTAACCTAGGGCTTACACCTTTACCTTTCCCTAAGATCACAGGAATGCAGCTTAATGCTGACGTTTCTATCGGAAGCCTTATTCTTAACACGGTAGATGAAAACGGCGTTGTTTGGGTGTGCACGGACATTGAAGGCTGGTGGGTTCATCCTGAGCCTGAGGTACGTGATATTCCTCGCGGTTGGGGAGACGGATCCTACGACGTGCGCGGACGCTATCAAGCTCGTCAAATTACGCTTAACGGAGTCTTCCTTACACCAGACCCATCGCTAGTTCCGGTGTCACGCGATAAACTTATTCAAGAGACAGATCTTGTATACGTTGGCGGTTGGCTAAAGACAAACGAAAATCCTACCAAGGCTTCCTTTGTTCGCCTATCTGGTCAGCCAGATATTCAAACTGTAAACGCTCGTGGGCGCACAGAGTTTTCTATCGGGCTACGTGCACCAGACCCTCTCAAGTACGAGTGGTACGAAGGACATGAACTAGGTTTCCGCGCGGTGACGATTGCAGGAGAAGATTCAGGAACTCCCGGATCTGGCACAGGTACGGTTGTAAATACAGGAAACGCATACGCACCTGTTGTGTTTGAAGTTACAGGGCCTATCGTTGGCCCCGCGACTATTCTTAACGAGACAACTAACGAGTCTATTACTATCATCGGCGCGTTGCGTGGAGTCTTAACACCTACCGTTTCTAACAAGGCTTTAACAGGAAACATTGCTACGCTAACTACGTCGGCAGCGCATGGGCTTCTCGAAGGCGATGTGGTAGTCGTATCAGGTGTTGACTCTACATTTAACGGTACCTTTACAATATTAACTGTTCCGACAACTACGACGCTTACCTATGCTAAAACCGCTACCAACGTAGCGTCTGAAGCTTCCTCTGGCACAATTACGTCTACAGCAGATATTCTTGAAATTGATACACGAGATCATGAGGTTGCTCTTAACGGAGACGCGGTCGGTAAGCGTAGTCTTATCGATGTTCTTGCAGAGTGGACATTGCTAGCTCCTGGCGCAAACGTATTTAGTTTCTATGATGAAGGAGATCTAACAAGCTCTGCTTCTTTGACTGTATATTACCGCTCTGCATGGCTTGGATAGTATACAATGTATTCAACGACGAATCTACTTAGTGAGGTATAACCAATGGCACTGTATCCATCAGACGCAGCCGTATATAGGTACTTTACTACCGATCTTTTAACTAACCAGGTACTTGCAGAAATTCCTTTTAAGGGTGTTTCTTTCGAGCGCTCCATCAAGGCAGCAGGGAGCTTTAACGGTAACATACCAGTTATCCCAGAGACAGCCTCAATGGATCTTTACAACAGTACCATGCCAGGAAAAACAGGACTATACGTTGTGCGCGATAGCGAGTGCGTATGGGGCGGAATTATCTGGAACCGTAACTACAACGTCGTTGAGCGTGAACTAAGTGTTAGCGCGTCAGAGTTTACTAGCTACTTCTACCACCGCAACATCTGGAAGACATGGACACATGATTTTGGCGCGACCATTGTTGCGTCTGGCGGGACATTGACTGGAACCTTAGAAGCCTTAGAGTACGACTTCCCTGTCGGCTCATCAGTGCGCCTTATATTCCCAGAGGTTTCTGACTTTCAATACAACGCGTACTACACAATTGCGTCATCTCCTACAAACACAACATTTACGATTACTGGAACCTCAGTGCCTAACGGTACATATGTCGGTGTAACAGTCTATGCTCGCGTAGATACGTATGACTACGTGCGCCAGCTACTCGATGAGATCCTCGTTGACTTTAGCGGAATAACATTTCCTAACACGGACATCGAGCCTGCACTTACTAATAGTTTACGTATTACATCTATTACCGCGCCGTCAAGTATTACTACAATCACTACTGCAACCCCACACGGGCTGATACCTACTCAAACAACAGAGATCTATAACGTATCCGAGGCTCTTAACGGCTTGTGGGATGTTACCGCAGTGCCAAGCGACACTACGTTTACTATTGCGTCTGCCTTAACAGCGTCTGTTAAAAACCTAACAAGAACTGTTACCTCTAAGTCTATTGCCGACTTTACCGCAACGATTACTACGAGCAGCGCTCACGGTTTCGCGCAATATGACACGGTTGTTCTTTCTGGTGTAGATGACCCTGCCTCTCTTGTTATCGTGTTTGACGGCGAGTACCAAATCGTTGATGTGCCAAGCGCTACTACGTTTAGGGTGTACGTTGCGGATAGCGACATGGTTGCAACAGCGGTAAACGGCGGAACGGCAGTCGTTCAATCAACTGCTAACGTTGGAACATACGGACCGTTTCCTGGAAACTCTGACATTGACATCGCGTACTCCACAGAAGCGTACAGTGGTAAGAACGTGCCTAACAACTCTTACCGTGGTTTTGAGCTGCGCTCCGTAGGCGAAGAGCTTGACGAGTATTCTGACACTGTAGACGGTTTCGAGTATCGTGTTGACTGCGAGCTTGTTTATATCGGAGACATTCCTACGTTTACACGTACGTTTGTTCTTATACCTATTGACTACCCGAATCCTCCAGCAGAAGGAGAAGTTTCGCCACCAAGTCGCTACGGTGCAGATCAACTTGTATTCGAGTACCCTGGGAGTATTATTGACGTGACGATGGAAGAGTCTGCCGAGGACGCGGCAACGCGTTTCTTTGTAGTTGGAAATATCCCAGATCTTGGCGAGGATATTAGCCAGCCATACGCGGTTGCGTCTGCGACTGATCTTTTACTAGCAGGTTGGCCTATCCTTGATGGAGAAGAAACTCGCAGTGAAGAGTCTGAAGAGTCTGCCTTGTATGGTCATGCGCAACGCTATCTTGCGGAGTCACGTCCACCTATCTCAGACATTAAGGTAAAGGTTAATGGATCTCTATCTCCAAAGATCGGCGAGTTTGTCCCAGGAGACTGGTGCTCAATTATCGTTGAAGACGAATTTGTAAGAATGCGTCTTGCAAGTGATCTTGAAGTTCGCGACACTGTAATCGTTCGTAAGATCGAAGGATTTAAGGTTTCAGTCCCAGATACACCAAGTTTCCCAGAGGAGACTGAGCTTCTACTAGTTACAGAGCCGGAGGTTGACAAGATTGGCCAGTAGACGTAGACGCCGTAAGAGTATCGGCAAGGTAATTGTTGACGTTGAGCGTCGCGTTCGTCGTGTAGAAAAACGACCTGGTGCAAAGCGTCTTAAGACTAACGTTGTAACAACTGAGAAGCTCGGCTATCGCGCAGTTACTACAAAGGTAATCCAAGTCGATGCTGTTGCTACAGAAAACATCGCAACAGATGCGGTAACTGCAAACGAAGCAGCATTCGGAGTTACGGTAGTCTCTGACACAGATCCAGCCATTACAAAAGAAGGTACAACTGTTGTTGATCCAACTACAGGTTCTACAAAAGTCTATAGTACAGATATAGACGACTTCGTAACACTTACAGACCCGGCCGCGCAAGCATCTGCAGATAGTAAAAACGCAACGTACTACCAAGATAACGAGCCAACAGGCGGAACGTACGAAGTTGGCGACATGTGGGTTGACACTAACGATAATAATAAGTTATACACCTGGGACGGCACGGATTGGGTTTTAACGCAGGACTCTGCGACTGCGCAGGCAACTGCTGACGGTAAGGCAAAAACATATGTGCAGGATAATGAGCCTACCGGCGGTGCGTACAATATTGGTGATCTTTGGATAGATACTAATGACGGAAATAAGCTATATAGGTACAATGGCACCGCGTGGGTTTCTGCACAAGATGGCGCAATTTCTACCGCGCAGGCAACAGCGAACGGAAAAAATAAAGTTTACTATGACACTGCCGCACCAGGCAGCACACCTAACACCGCTGGAGATATCTGGTGGCAATACTCTAGCGGAGTTGTAGTAGGGCAGTTCGTAGGCGGCGGTGGTACTACGTGGACTTCTGCGCCTATAGGCAACGCAGTAATTGCAAACCTTGACGCTGGAAAGATTACAACTGGCTTTTTAGACGTGGCAGGTACTGTTGCAATTACCACTGACAAGACGAAATCAGGTAATCAGGCTCGTATTGAGATAAACTCTTTAGGATTCTTTGCGTATAACGGTACTACAACAACCGTATCTATCACTAACAGCGGAACAGCTGTGTTTACTGGATCTATCACTAGTTCTACTATCACTGGTGGAACTATTAGAACTTCTGCAACCGGAAGAAGAATTGAAATAACAACTGCTAGCTCTGGAGCTATATATTTTTATGACGGAAATTCTACATATAATGGCATTATCAGCGCTACAGACTACGGTATGTACTTTTATGGACCTGGCAGTGATCTAGGCCTGGGCGCAAGAATGCAGCTGTACTCTGACCAAAACCCTTTATCTTCTTTGGCGGGGTTGGCAGCTATACAAGCTGGCGGAACAGGTGATGTGACGCTTACAACAACTACAAACGTTTTTAGAATTGATGGAGCTAGCACTACCGTATCGTTAACTGCATCTACACCTATAGGTACTTATGGTTTGCGAAACATCAGAGGGTTTACTATATTTGACCCGGCGACTAACTCGTCAGGAGTTGACGGCGACATAGCGGTTGTGTACTCGTAATGCCAGCGTACATTAAGAAGACAGGTGGAACCTGGAGCAGCGCTATATCTGCTTTTTATATAAAAAGTAGTACCTGGAGAACTATAAGTGCTGGATATATAAAGGTTGCAGGAGTATGGAGACCGTTTTTTACAAGCTCACTTACACCTTCTATTCAATTTCCCGTAGAGATTTCTCGCAATAACGCAACATACCCTTCAACTCTTACAGGCACTAACTATTTCTGGAGCAACTCTACATCATTAACATATGTCTTTCAAAAATCTTCTGATAACGTTAACTTTACAGACATAGGCTCTGCAGCATCTATTAACAACCCCTCTTCAGGTTCTTCAAACACTGTAACCTACGCGCTCACACTTTCAGACTTTCCTGCGTTTACATCCTACTTCCGCTTTGTAGTAACTGCGGTGAACTCTACGTTTTCTACCTCAGCTACATCAACTAGCGCATCTGTATCGGTAAATCGCCCTGCGCCAATTAACACTGTAGCTCCTGTAATTTCTCCTACCTCTGGCACAGAAGGCGTCACACAATACAGCGTGACAAGTAACGGCACTTGGGACCCTGTTGATGCAGACGGTACGTATCAATATTTATGGCAGTCCTTTGACACTCCAACGTACGTTAGCGCTCCTGGTACTAATACCTTATCTACTTATACTCCGCCAGCTAACTTTTTAGCTTCAGGCTACCTAAGCCCAATCCGTTGTCGTGTTACTGCAGTAAATGCTAGCGGATCTACAGATGCGTTCTCTAACACGGCTACTGTAGCTTCTGCCGCGCCTACGGGTGGATCAGTTACACTGTCTCCTTCAGGCTCTCAGTTTCAAGGAACTACTCTTACCGCGAGCACGACTGGCTGGTCTGGATCTCCTAGCTCTTTCAATGTGCGTATTTTTGCTTCAGCCTCTAATCCGCCTACAACTTCAAGCACTCTTAAGGCAAGCTCCGGCGGATCAAGCTCCGTGACATACACTATTTCACCTTCAGACGCTTCGTCGGGATTATTTTTTAGAGCGTTTGCCACGGCAACCAATGGATCAGGAGCTTCCGCGGAGGTTGCATCTAACGTAGTTACATCGGTGGCGTTTACCGCACCGTCTGCTCCACAAAACCTTTCTCGCACTACAGGCAACGGCGGTTCAAAGACGTTTACATGGTCCGCGCCAGCGTCTAACGGCGGTGCGGCGATTACGTCTTATCAATACAACCTCAACAACACTGGATGGTTTACAACGTCATCAAGCACTAGCCAGTCTCTTACGTTGGCAGCAGGCTCTAATGTGTTTCAAGTCCGTGCAGTTAACTCTGTAGGCGGTGGAACAGCGGCGTCTACAGGCATATTTGTTGTTCCTACGATTAACTCTGGGCCTTCTGCTTCTTCTATCACTACGACAAGCGCAACTATCTCATGGTCATCGTCTAACCAAGAGTCGTATTCTTTGTCTATTCCAGGAGCACCTGCAACACCTTACGGTGGGTCTACTACCACAAGTAGATCTATTACAAGTTTATCTTCTGGCACTAGCTACACTCCTACTCTTACAATTACATCTTCTACTGGAGATACAGCAACAACTACAGGCGCTGCCTTTACTACTTCTACCGCCCCTCCAGTTAACATTTCTGCACCGACTATCTCTCCGACGTCTGGAACTGCAGGTGTAACTACTTACAGTGTTACTAGTAATGGATCTTGGAGCCCAGCAGACTCTGATGGAATCTATGAGTATCAGTGGCAGTACAACGACCAGGGCGCGACGTTCTTAAATATATCTGGTGCTACTAGCTCTTCCTACTTTGCGCCATCAAACTTTTTCTCTTTCTATGTAAGCCCTATTCGCTGCCGCGTGACTGCGACAAATGGCGGAGGGTCAGTTGCCGCGTTCTCTAACACGGCTACAGTCTCAGCGCCTGTCCTAACTGTCCCCGGTACTGTTAACTCACTTACAGCTAGCTCTGCACTTAGTGGCACGAACTTAAACTGGTCTGCGTCATGGTCTGCGCCTTCAAGCGATGGCGGCTCAGCTATTACTGGATATAGAATTTACGTAGAAAGAGCCGGATCTAGCTCTGGCCCTTGGTTAGCGACAACTACGCAGAGCCCAGCGGGAACAGGAGCTTTTACCCAGGCTTCACCACGCCTTGTATCTTCTGCTACAACAAGTGTCACCGGGCGTGTTACAGGCACATCCGCTACGTGGATTCGTGTCTGGGTTGCAGCGGTCAACTCTGTCGGCACTGGTACGTACACATCGGCAGTAGGCTAAAACATGTCAAACGAATTAACGCGGGAAGAAAAGATTGCTCAAGTTGAAAGCAAAATTCGCACCTGCGCTTCTATGCAAGAAAGCATGGAAGTCTACGCGCTAGAAGAAACTGACCTAGAGATTGCGCAGCAATACAGAGACAAAGTAGAAGACTATAAAAATATAATAAATGTTCTTAAAGTATTTAAAGAAACATGTTAGAATAGCACGCAATACAGCAGTAAATGTTATACAATTTAGCGTTACAAGGACGCTAAATGGACGCAAGGAGACACAATGGCTGACTACGATCTAACCGCGGCTGAAAAAATCGCGGTTATCAACTCACACATCAAGAACATCAACTACAATAAGTTTAATGCCGAGTTGGTTATTATTGAAGAAAACGCTTCATCTTCACCAGACGCTACAAAGATCTCAGACGCTAACGCGAACATAGCAGAGGCTGACGCGCAGGTTGCGGCACTAGAAGCACAAATCGAAGCCCTTTCATAATAACTAATAACTAAAGGACACTTACTTAATGGACAAGCCAAAGACTAAAGACGAGCTGATTATCATTGCGCTTCAACAGCGCATTGGTGAGATGGCTATGCAGTACGAAGGCGCTATCGCGTCTCTTCGTGCAGATCTAACTCAGCTCCAAGATGTCCTTGATATAGTCAATGGCGATAACATCAAGAAGATCGAGGGAGAGACGCCAAGTGCATGAAGTAAAAGATGGCTCGCGAACTCTACAGTTTAGCGGAAAACTTCTTGCTGAGTCTTCATCCTGGCGTAGAGGAACATACCGTTGGATCGAGTTTAAGCTCTACAAAACGGATAATGGCTCTTATATTCTTTCCCGCGTCGGTGTGTCTTTAATTTTCCACGGCGCAGCCTGTCCTCTAGTAAAAAGATATGGTCTTACAGAGATGCCAACCACTTCGCTAGTAGATGACGCGCTGCCTTGTGAAGAGTGCAGACCTACACGCACCGTTGCAATTATCTTCCCCGAGAAACATCGTCATTGGGCACAGGTATCCGAGGAACCAACTCCGGTGCTTGAGGCTTTATATAAATACGATCAGTCTGGCGCACGATACCTCACAAACGTTGCTCAGAGACTGTTAGAGGATGCTTCGGAAGTAGATAAGGGTATTGAGTCGGTATACAGAATAGAGCTTATTCCGTAAATTAGGTTTTGATGTTATAATTTTCTTAGAGACAAAGGACGCAAAAGATGTTTATAGTAATTGAAGGTACAGACGCCTCAGGTAAATCTACTCTTGTGTCTGAAGTTCAAAAGCAACTTGCTGATAAGTTTCCTAATAAGGAAATCGAGTTCTACCACAAATCTAAGCCAGAAGAGATGTCTCGTCGTTGGGTTCTATACGACTATGTTACATCTATTGAAAAAGCTGACTGGTCTCAACGTGTTGCTATCGCAGACCGTTGGCACTGGGGCGAGGTAACATACGCCGCCATCAAACGTCCTGAGACTGGCACAGGCGACGGATACGGTCTCCTTGGTAAAGCTGGTTGGCGTTGGACAGAGCTCTTCCTTCAATCACGCGGTGTTGCTCAATTTTGGCTCTATCAACCTCTTGATGTTATCACCCGTCGTCTTAATGCTCGCGGTGACGATTACATACAGGCAAGCGAGCTTGAAGAAATCCTAGAGATGTACCATCTTGCGGCGGCAAACTCTGCAGGTCTTGCAGGGCGCTTAACTCCAGGCGCAGATTCGCTTGACGCGGTTGGGCACCTTGCGTCTCACATTATCAACGTTGCCGAGGCAATAGAAGATGAAACGCGCGAGCTTGCAAAGTTTCCGGAGTATATAGGTCAACGCTATCCTCGCACGTTACTTGTAGGAGATACACGCAACATTACAAAGAAATACGGCGAGGAAACTATCCTACCTTTCATGCCTGTTGACGGCAACTCCGGCGAGTATCTACTAACCGCGCTTGAATCTGAAAAATGGAAATCTATGGGTGTCGTCAATATAAATGACATGTCGCCAGAGCGTTTTCACGCGCTATGGGCAATGTTGCGTCGTCCTCCTATAGTTGCCCTTGGGCGCTTGGCTGAAAAAGGACTTATACGCGCAGGAATACCTGAGTATCAATACACGGTAACCTCTCATCCGCAACATGTGCGTCGATTTTTTAATTCTAAGAAAGAAGAGTATGGTCAAGCCATATCTCGCTTTGCCACTACAAAAGATAGGACAGACCCATGGATACTGCGATAATCAACTTACCTGACGCGGTTAACGGCTACGTTAATCTTGTGCAGCACGTACTCAAGTACGGTAAGGAGGCAGCTCCTCGCGGTATGAAGACGCGCGAGATCGAGGATGCAATTATTCGCATTAACGATGTGCGACATACGCTTCCTTTAGGCGTTGGGCGTGGGACTGTTCCTGGCATCGGTGCGGTTGAAGCTTGCCAACTACTTGCAGGCGCTGCAACTCCTAAGCTTGTTATGGCAGTCGGTCCTATGTTTAAGAACTACGCAGAAGATAACGGAATGTTTCACGGAGCATACGGTGCGCGTACGCAGGATCAATATGGGCCAGTTATCGAGCGTCTTAAGAAAGACCCTGACTCACGACAGGCGGTTGTAACTATCTGGGATCCAGTTTTAGATCTATTGCCGGATAAGCGTGATTACCCTTGTACAGTTTTGCATCAGTTTAGAATTCGCGACAACAAGCTTAACATGAGCGTTTACATGCGCTCAAATGACGTATGGCTTGGAGCAGCATATGACTTCTTCCAGTTTACTCGCGTGCAAATTGCTATGGCGTCTGTTTTAGGAGTTGCTCCCGGATCCTATGCTCATCACGTTGGATCTCTTCACATCTATGAGCAGCACTACGACGCGGCAGAGAACCTAAAGTACACCACCGAGCCGTATGAGGATATTCCTGCTATTACAGGATTTAACTGGCGTCAAGTGCAGGATCGCGCGCTTTCTTCCTTAACCGCTGCAATGCATATCGACGAGCCTATGCTTCTCAATAGCCTTCACCCGTTTGAAGGCTGGTATGCCCGCGCCATGATTACTGCAATCAAAAAGAACGAGGCTAAGAATGTCTGATCTTGAGAAAGAGTTTGGCAACAGCCCTCTACGCGAATCAATGTTGCAGCTTCATGAAATGTATCTAGAGTTGCGCGCGTCTGGCTTTAGCAAGAAACAGTCTTTGTATTTAGTATCTAAGGTCTTAACAACTGCAGTGTCAGGAAGCATGGACGATTTGAATGACTAGTAGACCTTCTTGGGACGAGGTATGGATGCAGGTTGCAGATGCAATCTCGCAAAGATCCCGCTGTAGCCGCGCACAAATTGGCGCTGTTGTTGTGTCTAAGGACCAACGCATTAGCTCCACCGGCTACAACGGTCCTGCTTCCTTATTTCCTACCGAGGAGGAATGTATGTCTTGGTGCCCACGCGCTCAAGGTTTAACTACATTAGATAACACATATGACTCTTGCCCATCAATCCATGCGGAAGCAAATGCGTTGCTATACGTTGACCGTTCTCGCGTAGAAGGTGGTACCATATACATTACAGACGCAGCTTGCTACCAATGCGCAAAGTTAATTTCTAACTCTGGAATTACCCGCGTTGTTATGCGAATTGGTACGCGTGCAGCTCATCGCTTGCCGGATGCTACTGTTGAGTATTTTAAGAAATGCAATATTGATGTAGTAATAACAGAGGACGTGGAAGCTTGAGCTGCGTATATGCGCTAGTCGCAGAATCAGACCAGGGCAACATAAGATATATCGGCCGTGCAAAAAACCCTAACGGACGTCTAAGAAATCATTTACGTTTTGCTGAAAAAGGCAGAAAAGAGCACGTCTATAACTGGATAAATAAAGTAAAAGACAGCGGCGATAAAGTAAAGTTAATTATTGTTGAAGACAATCTTTCGTGGGAAGAGTCTGCCGCGAGAGAAATACATTACATAGCGTATTATAGGTCTTTAGGATTTGATCTAACAAATATGACCTCTGGCGGTGACGGAAGACCAGGATACGTTATTTCTAAAGAAACTAGAGAAAAAATTGGAAAATATCACAAGGGCAAAGTTCTTTCTGAAGAGACAAAGCAGAAGATACGCGATGCAAAGATTGGTAAAAAGGTCTCTGATGAGACAAAGGCAAAAATAAGTAGTTCAACAAGAAATATTAGTCCAAAAGGCAATAGCAGACAGAAACATGCAATGACTGATGAAGTAAAGGCAAAGATCAGCCAAACCCTTACTATCAATAACAAAAAGAGAAGAGAATCTAATGACAAATGACGCTTTAAGTGATGTCAAGCTTCATTTAGTCAATAGCACAGAAGAAGCTACTAAATTTCTACAATGGCTGGGCGAGCGTCGTCCTCACAATGCTGTGGCGATTGACACTGAAACAGGCGAAAAACCTGGAAGAGATCGAAAAGATGCACTATCGCCATGGCACGGACAATTAAGACTTATACAAGTAGGAGACGGGCAGCAAGGCTGGGCTATCCCGTGGGATCAGTGGAAAGGAGTGTTCTATGAAGGAATGGAACGCTTCGATGGACCTATAGTATGTCACAATATTGCGTTTGAAGCGCGCTGGCTTGAACTTCATTCTGAATGGAAAATGCCATGGCACAGAGCGCACGACACTATGATACAAGCGCACATCATTGACCCACTTGGCGTCGGTGCGTTAAAACGTCTTGCAGCTTTGTACGTTGATGGGCGCGCAGTCGCCTTACAAGACACATTAGACGAAGAACTAGTAAAAAATGGTTGGACATGGGGTACCGTTCCAACTAATTTTCAACCCTACTGGGCATACGGCGCGTTAGACTGTGTTCTAACTATGCGCCTGTGGGAACAGTTTAATGTAAAGTGCGGTCCTGATGGTCCATACAACAGAGCATACGAACTAGAAATGGCAACACGTCGCATCGTTACCCGTATGGAAATTAACGGCGCGCGTATTGACCTAGACTACTCCAAGAAAAAGTTCGACGAGCTAACAGAGTACGCAGACTCAGTTAAGACATGGGCTAAGCAAAAGTATGACGGTGTTTCTATTAGTAGTAACATTCAATTGGTTCGTCTGTTTGAGAGCCTTGGCGCAGAGATTAACGAATACACTCCTTCGGGACAAAAATCAGCTTCTAAGGATCAACTTAAGCTTCTTTCTATTGAAGGAAACGACGAGGTAAAGGCTTTAGCAGAAATCGTATTAAAGCAACGCAAGGCAGATAAGCTTGCTAATACGTATTTCTCTAACTTCTTAAATGATAACGTAAACGGATTTGTTCACCCATCTGTAAAAACGCTTGGCGCTCGTACTTCGCGTATGTCAATCCAAAACCCAGCACTGCAAACATTGCCTAAGGGTGATGATGTTGTGCGCCGTGCGTTTATCCCAAAAGATGAAGATCATGTCATCGTTACCTCAGACCTTGACCAGGTCGAGTTTAGAATGTTCGCATCACTCTCACAAGATACAAATCTTATCTCGCTTTTCAACAAAGCTGACGCGACGGGGTCAGATCCGTTCACTGAAATTGGTCGTGAAATCTACAACGACCCGAACATGCAACGGTCGGACAAGCGCCGTAACCTCATTAAGGGAACTATCTACGGTCGTCTCTACGGCGCAGGAGTCTCTAAGCAAGCTCTAACAGCAGGCGTTCCTGAAAACCAGATGCGCACGGTATCGGATTCACTTGATACGCGATTCCCAGGTATGGCTCTATTTCAACGACAGATTGAAGACGTTGGAATGCGTCGCCTAAAGGCAGAAGGGCAAGGATATGTTTACACCTGGACAGGTCGTCGTCTTCCTTGTGATGAAGATCGTGCTTACACATTATTAAATTATTTGATCCAAGGAGGTGCGGCTGAGGTATTTAAGTCTAACCTTGTAAAACTAGATCAGGCAGATTTAACCGAACTGCTAATCGTCCCTGTACACGATGAAATTGTTCTTAACGCACCGCGTAAGGACGTTGAAGAAATTAAACGTACTGTTAAAGAGTGCATGACAACTACCGAAGGCTGGGCTGTGCCTCTTACGTCTGGCATTGACGGTCCTATGGAAAACTGGGGAGAAAAATACTAGTGAAGATGATCTTATCGGTAGACCCAGGCAAGGCAACAGGTATGACCTTGTTCTCATTTGAAAGAGGGCAGGAGCCAGTCCTAGTCTGGGCAGGTGAGTACCAACAAGAAGAATACGCTAAGCCTATTCGTGACACTCTTGTTGAATACCCTGACGTGACTGTTGTCTGCGAGCGCTTTATCATTAACGCTCAGACTGCAAAAAAGAGTCAAGCTCCGTACAGCCTCGAGCAGATTGGAATTCTCAAGCAGTGTCTTATGGACGCAGGAAGAAAGGTAGATGACATCATCTTCCAATCACCTTCTGACGCTAAGGCAATGTTTGATAATCCTAAACTTAAGAAGCTTGAGTATTGGTACGTAGGTGGTGAAGGACACGCACTAGATTCAATACGACACGCCCTCTTACAGTGCGTAAAGCTAGGATGGATCCCTAGAAGGCTCCTACAATAAATAAAGTAGATACTAAGCAGAAACAATAGACAATTTCTGCAAAATCCTGTTAGTATAGCGAAGTAATGACGAAAGGAATGACAAACAGTGCCAGTTGTAGTAGAGCTTGATGAATCAGGCAAGCACGTAGTTATCAATACTGAGTGGCGTCTTAAGGAACTATGCAAAAGTATTCCTGGAGCAAAGTGGGACGCAAAGACTCAGGTTTGGAACGTGCCTACAAGTTGGGCAACATGCTTAGCATTACGCAGTACCTTTAAGACTGACCTGCAAATTGGCCCTAGATTGACCGCCTGGGCAACTAACGAAGTTACCACACGTATTACCCCGGCGAACACATTACGTGACCTAGAAACCCTGGAAGAGGGCAACGAGGACCTGTTCCCACATCAGCGCGCAGGTGTGAAATTCTTATCGGTTGCCCGTAGAGCATTACTAGCAGACGAGCCTGGTCTTGGTAAAACAGCACAGGCAATTAGAGCATTAAAGCAACTTCAAGATAACGGGGAAGATGTATTCCCTGCGCTTATCGTTTGCCCTAACACATTGAAGAAAAACTGGAAGCGCGAGTTTGATATGTGGTGGCCTGGAGTTGATGTTGAGGTTATCAAAGGATCAGCAACTCAACGTAGGAAGATCTTTGAGAACGAAGCTGACGTATACGTTATTAACTGGGAGTCCTTGCGCTCACACTCTCGACTTGCTTCCTACGGGTCTATAGCCCTTGCGCGGTGTCAAGAATGCGGCGGGCATGATGAGAGGGTTACTGTAAACCGCTGCGAGGTTCACAAGCGAGAACTTAACGAGATTGATTTTAAGGCAGTTATTGCTGACGAGATCCACCGCTCTAAGGAGCCAAAATCTAAGCAATCACGTGCCCTGTGGGCTGCAACTGGCAACGCAGATATTAGGTTTGCCCTAACAGGTACGCCTATTGCAAACAACGTTTTAGATCTATGGTCAATCCTTCACTGGTTATCACCTGAAGAGTGGCCAAGCAAGACACGCTGGGTTGACCGTATGGTTAACGTAATGTTGAATGCCTTTGGCGGCATGATGGTGTTAGGTGTAAAGCCTCACATGGAGGAAGAGTTCTACGCAACTATAAATCCACGCATGCGTCGTATGCTCAAGGCAAAGGTATTGCCTTGGCTACCTGAAATGATGTTTGAACGTCGTGATATTGAAATGTCTGCTAAGCAAAAGAAAGCTTATGACCAGATGCGCGACACGATGATTGCAGAGCTAGAATCTGGAGAAGCGATTACCGCACCTTCAGCGTTGACGCAGACAATTCGTCTACTTCAATTTGCAAGCTCATACGCCGAGATGGACGTAAACGAAGAAACTGGTGAGATGCGTGCGATTCTTGCCGAGCCTTCTTGTAAGGTTGATTCTCTTATGGACGACATTCAAAACGGCGACTTTGGAGATGATTCGGTCGCGGTGTGCGCGGTGTCGCGTCAGTTGATTGATTTACTTAGTGCAGAAATGACTAAGGCTAAGATTCCACATGGTCTCATCACTGGTGCTCAGGATGAAGATGAACGTCAACAAGCGGTTGACGATTTTCAATCTGGCAAGATCAAGTGGATACTTTTTACAGCTCAGGCTGGCGGTGTCGGTATTACGCTTACCGCTGCTCGTCGTCTAGTGATGTTGCAACGTCCATGGTCACTTGTAGATCATAAGCAAGCGCTTGACCGTGTACACCGTATCGGATCTGAAATCCATGACTCGATCATCGTTACAGACTACGTTACAGATGGTTCTATCGAGGAAAGAGTTATCCAAGTCTTATCAACTAAGGCTGATAACTTTGAACAAATTGTAAAAGATAAAGACAAGCTTCTCACACTACTCAAAGACGATAAGGCAGGAAAGCTATGACCCAGCCGATAAGAATCTCTAACTCCGAGATCCAAACCTTCAAGGATTGTCGCAGACGATGGTGGCTTAGCTACTACCGTCGCCTACAACCTAGAACTCAACAGATGACGGGTGCACTTGCTCTTGGTTCTCGTGTTCACGAGGCACTTGACATGTACTACGGCAAAGGTATTCCGCTTCTTGACGCTCATGCGGAACTTGTCGTAAAGGATAAGCTCATTCTTGAGGAATCCTTCCGCGATACATACGATTTAGACTCTGAGGCAGAGCTCGGGCGCATCATGCTTGAAGGCTATCTACAGTGGGTTGATGAAAATGGCATTGACGCGGAACTAGAAATGATTTCAACTGAAGAGATCATTGAGATGCCTTTGCTTAATGGCGAGGTTATCCTACAAGGTAAGATTGATATGCGTGTACGTCGCAAGGCAGACGGAGTACGTATGTTTAGAGACTTTAAGACAGTCGGCGGCTCATTTACAGACTTCTCTGCTATGGCGCACATGAACGAACAGATTCTTACCTACATGATGTTAGAGACAGCGCAGAACAAAGAAGGCGAACGCTCTGAAGGCGGAATCTTTACTATGCTCAAGAAGGTAAAGCGCTCTGCAAATGCAAAGCCTCCGTTCTACGAGCAAATTGAAGTTCGTCACAATGTTTTTGCCTTGCGCTCGTTTTGGCAACGTATCCACGGCGTTTTAACAAACATGATGGGTGCACGCAAGGCGCTTGATGAAGGCGGGGATCATCGTTTTATCGCGTACCCTAGTCCTTCGCGTGATTGCAAATGGAAATGCTCATTCTTCTCAATATGTCCGATGTTTGATGACGGGTCTGCGGCTGAGGCTGCACTTGAAGACGCGTTCCAACCGTCAGATCCTTATGCCTATTACGGTGTAGAAGAGAAGAAGGGTAACGCTTAATAATGTTAAACAAACACAAAGAGATGAAAGGAAACAGTGATGTCTGACGTACAACGTTCGTTGACTATCATGGTTTACGGCGAATCAAAGGTTGGTAAATCAACCTTCGCGGTAACCGCACCATATCCACGTCTCATGCTTGACGTTGAGGGTGGGCATCGATTCCTACCTATCACCGTTAAGTACTGGGACCCTATTAGAGAAGAACCTCCAGTTGCTGATGGCACCTGGGACACTGTAGTCGTTAACGTTCGCGACTACGATGTTGTTCTTAAAACATTCCAGTGGCTACAAACTGGAAAGCATCAGTTCAAGTCGCTTATCATTGATTCCATCTCTGAACTTCAAGTGAAGTGCATGGATTCAATCGCAGGCACTGAACAAATGAAGATGCAACAATGGGGCGAGCTGCTTCGTCACATGGGTGCGCTATTGCGTGACCTGCGTGACTTAACAATGCACCCTACACAACCATTAGAAGCTGTTGTATTGACTGCTATGGCGCGTCCTGGAGCAGACGGTCGTTCACGTCCGTACCTACAGGGTCAGCTTGCAATTCAAGCACCATACTTCTATGACATCCTTGGCGCAATTACAGTAGAAACGTTTCCTAATCCGGACCCACTGCAATCACCGTTTAAGGCACGTCGTATGTACGTAGAACGCACAGACGAATACGAAGCAGGCGAGCGAGTACAAGGTCGACTTGGAAAGATCGTTGAACAAGAAAACCTTGGTATCGAACGCATGCTTGACATGATTTTCGGTCCAACTACACCAGCAGTAACACCACCAACAACTAAGTCAGGAGAATAACCAGATGAGTTCACTCAATTGGGGCGATCTTGTAAAAGACGCCGGAGATGTAGGCAGTTATGAACCACTACCAGACGGTGACTATGATCTCGTAGTTCAAGAAATCGTTGCAAAGGTTTCACAATCAGGCAAGACTATGTTCTCGCTTAAAGCACAGGTCCAGGGCGGCGCTCATAACAAGCGTCTTGTTTGGGATAACTTAGTTGTTACTCCAGAATCACCTGCTGCTCTTGGTATGTTTTTCCGCAAGATGGCAGCTCTCGGTTTAGGCCGCGAGTTCTTTGCAACAAGTCCTTCTAACGCTGCAATCGAGCAAGCTGCTAAGGGACGCGCGTTTCGTGCACAGGTTGGCTCGCGCACATGGCAGGGCCAAAAGAAGAACGAAATCAAGATGTACTATGTTGCAACAGGTACAGCTGCTCCAGTGGCAGCAGCGGCAGCGCCTGCACCTGCTCCAGCACCTGCCCCTGCACCAGCGCCCGCGCCTGCAGCAGCTCCAGTAGCAGAAACTCCTGCAGCTCCACCATCAGCACCGTTCTAATCGACTAAGTAAGTCTGGTTTATCATCTATTCCTAGTATAGTGAATAGATGATATTCCAAATCTACTTAGAAGGGTAGTGGGCATGAAGGTATTGATGAGTGGTTTTACCGCGTTGCAAATCAACACGGAAAAACGTACAATACAAAAGATTGACGTACCTGCGTCTATCGCAAAAGCTTTGCGCGAAGCTGGACATGACGTTGACTGGCGTAAAATTACTCCAGGTGAGGATCTTTCTGGCTATGACGTTTTATGGATCAATCTTGCTCCACTCAACTCATTAAATGGTCGTCAAGGTGCGATGGGTGCACTTTATGCTTTGTCCTCAGGCATCCCTTGCGTAGGATTCTTTGATGATTGGCAATTCAATACTGTATTCAACGGAGCACGCGCGCTAATTCGCAAGCCTGCTATGCTTTATAAGCATCTGCTTGTTGGAACAGAGCATCGCGGTGAAGAGGGCGCGACTTACTTTAGTCGTGCAGATATTGAGGCAGCGCTTGAGCGTGTCAGAGAATTGAACCCAGCGGCTGCTAAGAAGTGTTATATCGAACGCTACTACATGATGGATACAGACGAAAACGTTCAGCCTTACGAAAAGCGTCTTGTTGAAGCAGCGCGTGATCTTTTAGCAGATCGTTGGACTGCAGGTATGGTTCCAGTTTGCCCTATGTACTCATTTGGCGACAGAGCTATCGTGCGTAAGCGCATGCCTGATGAGGTAGGACCTATTGAAGCTCTTGACCCAACGTCAACTGTTGTGCCAACACTTCAACCAATAACTGCGCTCGCGCCAGAGCACAAGAAAAAGGCTTGGGTGCTTGGAGCTCTTATGCCACATGATACTTGGCTAGAAAAGAAAAATCCAGACTGGCCAGTTGAGATTGTTGGAAGTCGTAAGCTTATTAAGAAACTTGGCGGACAAAGATTTGATACAGAGCAGGACGTTTTAGAGTTCTACAATCATCACTGGGGAATTCTTTCTCCACCGTATCCACACGCTGGTTCAGGCTGGTGGCGTAGTCGTTTCCTATACGC